ACGTCCACCCGCTCGATGAAGTACCCGTTCCCGGTCGGGGTAACCGCGGGGGCAACGGTCGGCGCCGGCAGGCCCATCGGCTGGGCGGGCGCCGCGTCCCGGGTGATGACCAGCGGAGACACGCCGTTGCCCAGGAAACAGTGGATCCGCCCGTGCCGGTCCTCGCAGAACGTGGGGCTGGCGGTGGCCGTCGTCGAGATGGTGGCGACCGTGGTGATCGTCCACTGGTTCTCGTTGCCGCTGGGGACGGGCGTCAGGTATTTGATCGTGGTTGTGGTGGCGTTGGGCTTGAAGCAGACGATCAGGGCATCGGAGGAACTGCCGCCGTTGCTCACCCGGTAGATGCCAATGACCTCGTCGTAGTCCTTGGCGGAGTAGACGGCCTGCATCCCCGGCCGTGGGACCAGTTCGCCGGGCCGCTGAATCTGGAGGTTGTTCTGCCGGACCATGGCGCCGGGCGGCAGCGCGTACGGGCTTGCGCTCGTCGCCACTCCTAGCCATCTTTCAATGCGCATGGTTCATCCTTGATCGGGGAGCTGCCGAGACTTCCAGCCCATCGAGCGAGCGGTCGGGTAGTCGATCATCCGGGGCCGGCCGGCAAGCGGAGCGACGACGTCGTTCTCCATCGCCAGCCGCAGGTCACGGTTGAACAACTGCACGACCTCCACGGCCGGCTTGCCGGCGAGCCGGGCGTACCACATCTCGCTCGCCGAGAGGATCGCCGTGTACATCTGCGGCGAGCACTCGAGCAGGTCCGAAATCGCATACTTCACGCCGCTGGCGGCCGAGGGAAGGGCCGAGTCGATAGTGAGCGTCGTGTCAGTCACCCGGGCGACGATCCGCCGCTCGTGGACGTAAGGAGTCAGCGAACCCGCCGGATCGGCGTTGGCCGTGGCCGTGCCGAAGCGAATCACGGCATCCTCGAGGGACGGCGGCAGGGTGTTGCCCGTGATCGTCACCGTGGTCGAACTGACCGTCGCAGTGCCCGCGCGGCACGAGGGCTCGTAGCCCATCAGCCGGATGGTGTCGGGGATGTAGCGGTAGGTGTAGGAGACAACCGTGCCGTCGGTGGGAACGCCCACGAACCGGACCTGGTAGCGGTCCGGATTCACGTCGCTCCGCATGATCGTGTAGTAGTACGGCTCGCCGGCCCCGCGGGTGTTGATCTGGAGTTGCTGCCACTCCTGCGGCGACACGTAGCAGTACAGGGTGCCGACCGTTTCGGTGATGAGGGAGTCGACGTTCTTGACGTTGGGGGGCAGGTCATAGAACGTCTGCACCAGCACCGAGACGCCCGTGCCCGAGCCGATGGCGGCATGATCCAGCACCACGCTGTTGCCGCTCACGGACACGACACGCGGGGTATGGGCGAAATACGAACCGCCGAACGAGAGGATGCGGCCGGGAACGAAGCCGGTTGCATCGGCCACCGTGATGGTGGAACTGGTCGCCGTCAGCGTGGCCGTCGTGCTGATCTGCTGGGTGGTGAACGTGCCTTCGTCGGTGTGCCACAGCCAGTCCCGCGTCTGGAATACCTCGCGGGCACCATGCACTACGGCGGACCGCACGGCCCGATGCTCGCCGTCCTGTGCCCCGCCGCCCGTTGCCGTCAGCAGGTGGTCGATAACGTCCTGGGCGGTATTCATGGGCGGCGCACCTTCCTGCCGTACTTTTCCTTGACCATCTCTTTGAGTTCCCCGTCCTTCATCTTCAGGCCGGGGTTCTTGCGCCGCTCATACGCCATCATCTCCCGGGTCAGCCGGCCACTAAGCCGCTTCTGCTTCGGGGGAGGCATGGGCGTGCCTTTGTGTTCGACGATGCCCTGCACGGTGAGGTTTCGCTGGCGGGCGACCGTATGGATGTCGGAGGCCGAGTCGATCCACGCGGCCGGGTCGCGGTGACCTCGCTTGTCGGCCAGACCGGACATGTAAAACCGACCGCTTACGTTGATACCGGCGTCCTTCGCTTCCCGCAGCATCCGCTGGGCGTGATCCTTTGGCATCTCGTCCAGCCATTGCTGGTTGTACCGGCCCTGCATCACCGCCCGGTCGGTGCCGCGAACCCCCGGCGGCTGCTGGAGGGCACACATCTCCGCAAACGTGTGCGTGCAGCCGGCGGACCGCATACTCACGTACCTCTCCGCGGCATCTTTTCCGGCGCGCTGGATGTTTTCGGGTACTTCGACGCTCATGGGCTTTCAGGTAGTTGACGGCTCGCAGGACTCCCGGCAGGTTGTCGCCAAAACGGGCCAAGGCGGCGTTGCAGCCGGTACACAACAAGCCGCGGATGGAGTTGGTCTGGTGGCAGTGGTCGATGCAGATACGCCGCGATTCGTTGCATATCTCGCACCTACCATCGTTTCTGGACGCGATGCGCTCGAACGCTGCCTTGCCAATTCGGTAGCGAGTCCAAAGGTTGTGCCAACGCTTCCGCTGCTTGGCGTCCACTGGACTAGACCGGCGGGGGTTCCCCCTCCCCGCCCGCGACTGCCTGCCCATCCGGGGGAGGGGCGGTGGGCGGCGCGGCGGGCGGGGGAGGGGGTGGGATCATGTATGCGTCGGCGTCGATGTCGAGCGAGTCCGCCCAGTCACGCATCAAGGCGTTGTAGGGCTCCACGATCCCCGCACTGACCAAGCCCGACAGGATTGGCCCGAGCGTCTGAACGCTCATCTGCATCTGCTCCACCCGCGTGGCCTTGTTGGGCTTCCTGGCGCTGCCGGCCTCGACGCGGTAGAGGAAGTCCCGCGTCAGGGAGACGAGGTCGACCGACTCCACGTTCTTCCGCCATGCGATCGCGCCTATCGGCCCCAGGACCGGAACAACGTCCTCGGCTTCCAGCAGCCACTTGGCCGCCAGTGCCTCGCGGCGGGCCAGCAGGGACATGGCGTCTTCCAACTGGTTCGCCATGTTCTCGGGCCGGATGCTCAGATTCTCCTGCTTGATCTGGGCCTCGCTGGCACTCCTGAAGGATGCCCTGGTGTAACCGTAGACGAGTTCAGACAAGCCGGTGCGTTGGGCGAACGAGTGGGTGACGGCCTCGATGATGTCCCACAAGTCCTTCGTGACCTGCGGCATCTGGAACACCGACATGATGTCCCCGACGCCACGGCCCAGCAGTTCCGACAGTTCGATGATCTTGAAGCCGCCCTCGGACGGCGACAGGATTTGGTCTTTGATCGTCTGGTCGGCGGCCTTCTGCACGGCGATCATCGTCTCGCACGACGTTGCGATGCGGGTGGCCGCGAAACTCATGGCCCAGTTCAACAGCCGCAGTTCGCCAATCGCGGGCCGGATATGGCTGATCGGGTAGGCGTACCCCGGCTTCCAGTGGAACCAGAGCGGCACGAACGGCCAGCCCTGCGGGTCGGCGTAGAACGGGATTGGCCACGACGCTTGTGCCAGCACTTCCGCCGGCAGCGGGGCTTCCGGTGTTTCCACCAGCGGCTCCAGCAGGGACGGCGGCATGTTGAGCGGGTAGTCCAGCCCCTCGCAGATCACCACGTAGCAGTATTTGCCGAACTGGTCGAAGATGCCGCGGTATTCCTTGGGGAAGTTCTTGAACCGGTCCCCCATGCCGCACTTCGACCAAATCTTGTAGAAGGTGATGAGTTCGTTGGTGTTCTCGATCTTGTCCTTCTCTTTTTTGCCCCGCGGTTCGTGGTCGAGTTTGATTTCCCGGCCGCCCTGGTTGTGCTTCCGCAGTTCTTCCTCGGGGATGCCGTACTCTTCCGCGACCTGTTCCAGCGGCAGCACGCACTTGCGGGCACACCACAGGATGTCGTCCATGTTGTCCCAGTCCGGGTCCATCAGGAAGTTGTCGACGGTGTCATAGAAACTCCCGACCATGCGAACGGGCGGACGGCTCGCGTCCCCGGACACCTCCAGCGTGACCATCTCGGTCCACATCACCCCCATGCCTTTGATGAGGGCTTCCCGGACCCACTTCTGCCCTTGCTTCTTGGAGTCGAGTTCCTGAACGCTCCAGTTCAGGTACTTCTCGATGAGCATGGCGGTGCCACGCCGCTGCTCCTTCTGGGCGTACTCTTGGGCCGCCATCTGGATGATCTCCAGTTGCTCGGGCGGGAGCATGGCGGGGTCCATCCCCGGCTGGAGTTGGATGCCGAGGGCTTCCGGCGGCAGGTCCGGGTACTCCATCACGGTCACGGTACGCACCGGATTGCGGTGGTACATGACTGCGCCGTAGATGTCGACCAACTCGAAAACCTTGTTGACCTGCATCCTGAAGTTGGGCGGGGCGATGCTGGAGTTGTACCCCTTCTCGCCGCGGGCATAACTGTCCCGCCACATCCAGTTGGTTTCCCCGTCGAAGAACATGCTGGCTTCCTTCGCATCGTCCGCGAAGGACCGCTTGTACTTGACGGCAGCGTTGAGTTTCTTGACCCATGTCTGGGTCAAGTGCCGCAGCAGGTCACTTACCGTTGACACTGGTCAGCCTTTCCTTCGCGGCGGCCAACGACGCAGCAGCCGCGGCCCCAGAGTTGGACCGATAGATGGCCTGCGTTAGCGGGGCGAAGTCCCAGACACCCAGGTCGGCCCAGCCGTGGTCGCCGTGGATGCTCGGATCGTCCTTGTGGTGGACCGAGGGGCGGTCTACCCAGCCGTGCGGAGTGAACGTCAGGATGCGGACGGTTGAGTCACCCGGTTCCTGCACAACGAAGCCAATCGTGGGCGTCGAGAAGTGGTGCAGGTCAGTGCTGAACAGCACGATGTCCCCGATGTTGGGGCGCGGCATCTTTCATTCTTTGTCGCTCATTCGTCTCTCCCTCTGAAGGTTGGGCCCAAGTTTACGAACGCACCTTCTTGGCCCCCAAGCCGCTTTTTGCGCCGCTCCATCCACTTCACCCACCATGGTTCGGCTTGTGGCTGCGGTGGCGGCGCGTGGTACTTGGGGCGGTACGCACACAGGTACTCCATGCACTGGACTAAGTGGCACTCGCCTCTGGTATTGGGGGCGTCGGTGACCACGGCGATACCCGACACGTAGTTCACCTTCTTCCGATACCGCTTGATCTCACGCTCCAAATCTGGGCATGCGTGCTGCAACACCCTGATGAGCGGCTTGCCGTCCTGCGGGCGGATGTGAAGGCCGACGCGAGTCGCCTCGGAACGGGCCGGAATGTCATCGCAGCCCGCCAGAAAACTGGCCCCGGTCACGGCGGACCGGATGTTCCGCTGCACCATTTGCTCGGTGTACTGCTCGGACGGGAGCCGGCCGGACCCGATGTCGCGGATGCGGGCACCGTGGGCGTCGATGATGAAGGCGTGGAAGTGGGCGTCCCGCACCTTCTTCTCGAACTCCTCGCCAAACACCGTGGCGTTGCACTGCCGCAGGTACAGTTGGTCATACAGCAGCACCATGCGTTCGTCCGGCGGGACGGCGGCAAACAGCACGGCCGTGACGGTGTGCCCCGGGTCGATGACGGCGTACCGCGTCCAGTCGGACGGTATCTGCCCATCCGGCAATTCGGCCCGGGAAAAGCCGTGGATGGACATGTCGAAGTTGGGGTACATCAGCACCGAGTCGGTGATGAAGTCGCCCTCGGCACGCTGCCGCAGAACGTCCGTGCCGGCCGCCGCCCAGCGGGCGATGGACTTCTGCTTCTCCGATTCCGGCAGGAAGGGGTTGTCGAGGAACCGCAACTTGAAGCACCGGATGGGCGACTCCTCGCCAAGCAGGGCTTCTTGTTCGTCCGCACGCTCCTTCAAGCCTAGTAGGGCGTTGTTGGTGCTATGGGGCATGGCCGACCAGACCAGCCGGCCACGGCGGTCCACGATGCGGCCCTGCATCTCGGGCACCCAGTTCTCGTTGTTGATGTCTTCGTCAAAATGCACGCGATCCGCAGAAAAGCCCTGCACTGGATCGCCTTCAGACGAGAAAAAGTAGATCGTCCAGCCGGTGTGCAGCACGCAGGACTGGATGTACTGGGCCGACTTCAATACCCAGGAGGTGCTTTTGACAAGCCGCTTGGGGATGAGGGGCGGGGCCGGGCGGGCCTCCCAGCGGCGATCCTCGTCGGTGGCTGGATCGAACGGCCGCCAGTCCCCGGTCGCCAAGTCCTTGATGATCTTGAAGGCACCGGAGCGAAACAGCATCGGGTACACCACCAGCCCGATGTGCTTCCAGTCCTTGCCGATGATGACCAGCACCCCGTCCTTCTCGGGGTACTTCTTGTACGGGTCTTGGCCCGTCACGGCCCTGGCGTCTTCCACGAACGTGGAGAGGGATTTGCCCGACCGGTTGCCGCCGATGACGAGGATTTCACTCGCCCGGCACTTGTGCATCTGGTCTTGCTGGGGAGTCGGCTGGTACAGCCTCAACCCCTCCAGTTGCCGCTCCCGCAGTTCGTTCTGAAGTTCCTTGATCTTCTCCACCTGATGCTGGGTCAGGCTGGGAATCTTCGGAATCTTCGGCGGGTTGGCCTTCGGGTGACGGCTTGGCATCTATCAGCACCCGCTGCGACAGGACGGCGAGCCGGAACCGCTCTTGCAGTTCGGACTCCAGTTCCTCTTCTGTCCACAGGGTAAGTGGCTTTTTCGCGCCGCCGCTATCCACATTGCTCTGGATCAACCGGCAGACGGTTTCCAACAACTTGTTTCTGGTACTGGAGCCCGCTTTTGCGTCGTAATACTGCTTGACCATGATGGCGGCGAAGCCCGAGACGCCGCCGAAATACTCGCAGACCTTCTCCACCAGTTCGGCAGAGTGGGGGATGTTCGAGCCGCCAGCCTGGGCGAGTTTGGCGTACAGGTCGACCGCCGAGGACTCGATCTTCTGGAGAGACGCCTTGCGACGGGCCTTTTCGGCCGCCCGCTGCTTCTTCCGCTGGGCCTTATGGCACGGTACGCAGACGGAGGTCAGGCCGTCGTTCTTGTGCCAGTGGAAATGCTCCCGGTCGTGCGGGGCTTGCGTGCCGCAGTGCGTGCATGTTTGCATGCCCAGAATGATAGCAGCCCGCCGAGTTGCCCCGGCGGGCTGCCACCGTCACGAAGGTGTGCTTGTTGGCTTAGATGCTGCTGCACGCCAGATTCAGTCGGCAGGTCGTCGCCGTGCGAAGCGGACCGCCGATGAACAGGGTCGTGCCGCTGGGGATCGCCGTCGCCGTCGTGCCGGCGATGGTGATGGTCGCCAGGGTGTTGGAGCCGCTGACCGACACGCTGGACGGGGCGGCAGCAACGTGGGCGTTCGCCGGGAGGTTGGCGTGGCCCGTAATCGGAGCCCCTTCCACCACAGAGGCGAAGAGGGCGGTCGGAACGGAGATCGCCACGGTCGCACTGGCCCCTGTCGTGGAGTTGGCCGTGGTAGCGGCCGGGACAGCAGGGTCCAGCACCGTGCCGATCATGTTGGCCTGGGTGGCCTTGGCCACGACGAGCCCGTTGGCCGACGCGACTTCGGCACCGAGGCCGCCCGGAATGACAATCGTGTTGCCCTTCCGAGCCGTCACCGGCCCCTTGACCACCAGCCAGACGATGTCGTTCGGCCGCACGGTTTCGGTCAGGTACTCGTCCAGAATCCCGACCGTGCGGTCCGCCGTGTCGGCCGGCGCAGCCACATCGGCAAACATGGCGAGGCCGTTACGCCGCGACAGCACGTAGGCCCGACCGGCGTCGGCACCGTTCACGTTGATGTCGGACGAACCGATGTACCGGGCGGCGATGCAGTAGACCAGCCGGTTGCTGTACCGCACGCCCGTCGAGGGGTGAACGTCCTGAAACACCTTGACCTGACCAACGAGTTCGTTGCCGGCGACGGGGTTGCCGGCACCATCGAGTTCGATGGTTTCGTTGTTCAGGAGGGTGGAGCCACGCCGCCAACCCGGATCGCTGAAGATCGAAGACATGTTTCTGTTCTCTCCTAATCAGGTGCTAGGGGTCAGACAGTGGGCTGGGGGGCCGTCACGGGGGCGAGCAGGAAGAAGTTACGCGGCGAACGGAACCGCATGTTGCCGAGGGTTGAACAGGCGTACCGGTACGACTGCGTTTCCTCGGAAAAGTACGGTCCCTCGGCCATGAACAACTGGTTCTCCAGGCAGCGGAGTTCCATGTTGCCGATGGACATGCCGAAGCCGAGGCCCGGGGGCACGGCGACCTCATGGCAGATTTCGCAGCCGTCCTGCTCGAAGACATCGCTGAAGCCGAACGAACGCAGGCCGTTCTCGCGGGTGACAAGCGCCCGCTCCTTGCTCTCCAGGTTGTTGAGGTACTGGATGAACAGCCGGCGGTCGAGAACGACCATGTCGATCTGCGACTCCTTCGTGTCGTTCCGCTTGCACTGCACGATGCCCTCGCGGGTGGCCATCACGCAGTTCTGGCCCCAGTTGCGCTGGCCACGGAACGCCGAGGAGTTGTAGTTGACGATGATCGGGCTGTAGAAGTCGAACTCGGGGTCGACTGGGGTGTCGGGGAACGTCCCCGTGCTGGCGCCCAGGCGGCCACCGCCGTAGAAGCCCAACTGCGTCGACAGGCCGGCGTAGTTGTCGGACGGGTAGCCGAACCGGTCTTCCGTGCCGCCCTTGAACGCGCCGCTCGCCGTGACATCGGGGGTGGCCACACCGGAGGCACTTTCGTCAATCGTGCCGTTGTAGCCGAGGAACGAAAGGGCGCCGTGGAAGAAGTTCTCGTTGCCCGGGGCGTTGCCGTCCACATAGGGCTGGTAGGAGAGGAACTGCTCCAGCGACTCCTGAAGACGCTGCGCCATCTGGGAAGCGACGTTCACCAGGGCTTCTTTGCCCCGGTTCTCCAGCAACTCACGCCGGTAGATGGAGTCGGTGGCCGTGAACCCACGCCACGGCAACTCGGCCCGCTTCCACATGTTGATGCGGCTGAATGTCCGAGGCGTGTCCCCGGTATTGCCGGTTACCGGAGCGTTGCGGTAGCGAACATTCCAGTCGAAGCCCCGACCGGACTGGTTCATCAGGACGTTGCCACTGGCTTCCAGCATGGCGAAGACCTTGAACCGCCGGAAAACGGCGATCTCTTCTTCCCGCGTGTGCTGGACGATGGTCGTGGCAATTGCGCGAGCCCAGTCGTTCGGAGAGGCCATTTCGGTGTCCCTTTCTTACTCTTCCGGTGTCAGAGAGTTGAGGTTGGCCCTCATCCTCTCGGCAAAGGTCATCTGTTTCTGGGGGCTTCTGGCGTCAGTGCCGGATTGAGCCCTTCGCGTCGGAGTCCGGCTGGCTTGTTGCCGCAAGAACTCCATGTTGCGTTGAGCCGCATCCGGCTTGGGGGCCGGTTGAGGAGCAACAGGGGCAGCGGGCTGCACCTGCGGGGCCGGCGGCTGCTGCATCGGCTGGAGATGGGATAGTGCCAACTCTCGCTCGACCATCGCAGTCGCGTAGTCCCAACGAGCCCGGGCACCTTGGATGCCCAGACTCCTTGCGTCCTCAATAAATTTTTGGACAAGAAGACCCTCTCGGGATACATTCCCATTTTGGTCATACAGCCAGTCGCGGTTTTCGGCCTCGATCTGCTGCACGTAGGACTCTTCTTTCAGGTCCGAGATGCGGGTTTCCGCGATTTCTTGGGCCCGGCTGCTGACGATCTTCTCGATCATCGGCCCCAAAGCACCCTGCGGGTCTTCGAGGAACTTCCGGGCGAAGTCCGCCTTGTACGCCTGATAGGCGGCCAGTTCGTGCTGGGCCTCTAATGGGGCGTTCTCTGCAATAACGTCCCGGCCGTTCTGGTCGCGGGTGAGGTACTGCCGGTAGGCATCCTTGACCTTGGGCGGGTTCCACCACGATTCCGCCTGGGCCGGGGCTGCCTGCTGCTGGCGGGGAGCCGCCTGCGGCTGGCTCCGGGCCTGCTTCCACTGTTCGTACAGTTCCCGGTTCGACAGGTACTCGGAAGCGGCTGGGATAATCGACTGGTACTGCTGGAGCGCCCGGGCGGCCTGCTGCTCCCGATGGAGCGTTTCGTACAGCCGGGAAGTGATCTCTTCGTCGGAGGCGTTCTGGAACTGCGGCAGTTGCCGGAACGTAGCCAGGGCGTCGGCCTGTGCCTGCGCCACCGCTGCCTCGGACTGCTGGCCGGCAGGCTCCGCACCCGTATCTGGTGCAGACTGCTCCGGGACATCGGGCAGGGAGTCTTCCTGAACGTCGGCTACTTCTTCGGTCGGCATTATTCCTCCTCCTCGCTGGGCAACTCGGGCTGCGGTAATAGGGCAATGGCTTCGGCAATCGGCACGACCTCGACGGCTGGCAGGAGGACTTCCTTGTCCGCTGCCTCCCACATCT